CCCGTCTGGGCGCTGGTCAACAGTGTCATGTGTCGCGATCCTGCTCAGTCCGACACAATCCTTCCCGCTGATGGCCCCAAACGTGCGTGCCAGCCAGCGCCCAGGCGTCCAAACCCTTGAGCAAAATATCCGTGGGCGAGTGCGACCCGAGGAACTACAGCACGCAAGGCACCTAGCCAGAATAACGGGGTGCCTCGCCCTGAAAGTTAGGTTTGCGAGAGAAGCCACCGGCTCGCAAGCGACACCCGGTTCACAACGCCGGGTAGGGGCTCAAAGGGCTGCATGTGGTTCATGTGCAGGCTCCCCGCAAGGGGCGGTGCTAAGCAGCGGGTTCAATCCCCGCCAGCCCACGAGGACAACTGAAAACCGCAGACCAAAAACCTGAAACGCTGCGCGAGCCAGTATGTTGTCCCCCAACCCCAAAGACCGTGAGCAGACGGGAAACCAAATGAGTAGAGCCAAAGGCTGCGTCTTCCACCGCATCCGGCAACAATTCGACGCCGAAGACAACCAAGCACTCAACACCCTGCTCAACACCAAAGGCCACGTCGAAATCGCCCGCGAAATGACGGGCGCAGGCTACTACATGTCCGAACACGCAGTACGCCGCCACAAACGCGGCGACTGCACATGCAACCTAGTCGGCCAATAATGGGATCGTTTGCCAGGCGGATAAGCCGCAACACCGTAGATAGTTCCAGCGTCCTCACGATTGACATAGAGCGCCTTCCCGGACTCGCCCGAGCGTTCGATGCCCGAACCGAATACATCCGAGCCGACCAATGGGTTGAAGCTCCACGCACCATCTGCTTCGCCGCACGCTGGTACGGCGACAAGACGCCAATCTTCGAAGCCGAATGGCTCAACCCCGAAGCCATGATCCAACGCTCATGGGAACTCTACGACCAGGCAGATGCCGTTCAGACGTTCAACGGGAAACGCTTCGACAACAAGCACCTAAAAGCCATGTGGTTCGAAGCAGGCCTACCCATGCCGCGCCCCTGGAAAGACATCGACTTATTCCCGATAGTGAAGCAATTCGGGTACGTCTCATCCTCACTGGACTACGTAACCCGACGCCTCGGACGCCCCGGCAAGGTTCTCAAGTACGACGTGAACATGGCACTCGCCGCCGTGGCTGGGGACGAGCGAGCGCAACGCAAACTCCGCACCTACAACATTGGCGACATCGAACTAACCGAATGGCTCAGCGACAGGCTACGCGGCTGGATGCCAAACCATCCGCACCTTGGCGCACCGTCAGACGACAAGTCATGCAACCAGTGCGGATCCACCAACCTCAAACTACAGCCCACAAGGTACAGGGCCGTCGTAATCGACTACGCCCTCTACCGCTGCCAACGATGCGGCGGCAACATCCGAGCAGGATGGCACGCCAAAGCAGCACCAACAAGGGGAGTTCGATGAGCGACTTCACTAAGTTCTTTGAGGGCATCAAATACCTTGGCCCCGGACTAGAAGACGGCGACGTGGTAACCGATGTCATCATCGTGTCCCGTGTCATGCGCGCAGACAACGGCCCCAAATCCGCGCTAACCATCCACGTCAGCGAAGACATAGACCCCTTCGTGCAAGTCGGCATGATCGAAACAGCACGCACCGTAATCGGAACCGACTTCTCAGAAGACGACGAATAAGCCAACCACAGTGCCGGGCCGCTACCTAGCCGTGGTTGCGCCAGTGTGAGGCGCAAACAGATAACCGATCTGAGGAGGTCGCTATCTCCCGTGCAGGGTCAAGCACACGCCCTATCGCTGAGATAGCGCTGGCACCCCTAAAACATGAATAGCATTCTGCGGCTGATCCCCGCAGATAGGAAGCACCACACGACTCCTTACGTGTGGTGCTTCCGCATTTAAGGAGAACCCAATGCCACGCAGCATGACCCTGACTTGCTACATCTGCAACGAACCAATGTGGGCCGGAAGCAGCACGAAACCCCAAGGTCAAGCGGCGCACAACAAATGCCGGACAGCGGCCAACATGATCTACACGCACGGAGCCACAGGATACCGACGTGGATGCCGATGCCAGGAATGCAAAGCCGGTCAAGCGGTCTACATACGAGAATATGTGGAGTCAGTCAAAGCTGAACATGGGTTCCACCCCAACACACTACGACGCAAACGGTTCAAAGAAGAACACGGATACTGGCCGCAACCCAGTGGCTCGTCATGGATATCGCCCACGCTGAGGCATGAACTATACGAACGCGACAACTGGACGTGCCAGATCTGCCATGAAGACATAGACAGGGATGCGGATAGGAACAGTAACTACGCTCCATCGCTAGACCACATAGTTCCCCAATCGCACATGCTCATACCAGACCACAGCCCAAGCAATCTCCGCACCGTCCATCGCCTGTGCAACTCGCAAAGAGGAACCAGCATCGATGCACAATGGATCAAGCTCGAAGCGTAACAGCGCCAACAGGAACCGGATGCGTACCCGCATCAAGCGCGACAAGCCAGCCTGTCACATCTGCGGTAACAGTATCGACTACGATCTTCCACACCTAGACCCATGGTCATTCGTCATAGACCACGTCACCCCACTATCCAAGGGTGGGAGAGACTCAATCGACAACGTCAAGGCCGCTCATCGTGAGTGCAACTCCAAGAAGCGGGCACGGCTCGTTGCCCCCATCGTCAGGCGGTCAGGGTCGCTCGACTAGACCCAGGGGGGAGGTCCCCCCGGCCCGCATTCAGAAACCCCGCTGGGTATAGGCAAGGTCTCTCCCCGATGTTTTTTCCAAAAGGAGGTTCATCCGATGGCTGCTCGGAAGACTCCTTTGCGTGCTGTTTCGGCTGATGAGAAACCGCCTGCTGGTAGGCCGAAGAGTGTTACTGAGGCGGCTAAGGGTGGTTCGACTCGTGAGTTGTTGGCGGCGACGAGGGATCGGATTGCGGTTGCTGTTGAGGATCCGAATACGCCTGCGCGTGATTTGGCTGCTTTGTCGAAGCGGTTGATGGAGACGGTGCGGGAGATTGAGGCGATTGACGCCCGTACTGAGGAAGCGGAGTCTCATGCCGAAGTCGAAGACGGGAAGTTCGACTCCGCGGCTGTCTGAGTTTGCTAAGGCGTTCGTATTCCCGCGCACTATAGAAAAGACCGTTTGGCCTCGGGTCGAGGCTAAGGGTTCTGAGTTGGGCCTGGGGTTCGATTGGTGGCAGGCGCAGCTTGGGACGGTTTGCCTTGGTTATGACAGCCGCGGGAAGTACGCGGCGACGGTTGGTGGTATTGGCCTTTCAATCCCTCGGCAGGTTGGGAAGACCTACTTTGTCTTGGCGATGATCGTGGTTCTTTGTGTCCTGTTTCCGGGTTTGCAGGTTGTTTGGACCGCTCACCATTTGCGGACTTCCACTAAGACATTTACGACGCTGCGGGGAATATGCCGACGTAGGAAGATCGCCCCTCTCGTTCGCGCCATGCGTGCCGCAAATGGTGAGCAGCAGGTTGAGTTCACTAACGGCTCGATGATTATGTTCGGTGCCCGCTCGCAGGGTTTCGGTCGAGGCTTCGATGAGATTGACATTGAAGTGTTCGATGAGGCGCAGATCCTCGACACCAAGGCGCTTGAGGACATGATCGCCGCGACGAACCAGGCCCGCAATGAGCATGGGGCGCTGTTGTTTTTTATGGGCACCCCGCCGCGCCCGTCTGATCCCTCTGAGGCGTTCGAGTCTCGTAGGGCCAAGGCTCTTGAGGGTAAGGCCCCGAACGCTGTCTGGTTGGAGATTGCCGCGGATCGGGGCTCTGATCCTGACGACCGCTCGCAGTGGCCGATTATGAACCCGTCTTTCCCTCATAGAACGCCCGTCGAGTCGATGGAGCGTTTGCGGGAGAACCTTGGCGATGATGATTCCTGGAACCGTGAAGGCCGCGGCATATGGGACGCCATGGATTCGTCCCGGGTCATTGATGAGGATTCTTGGAACCGTGTGGCTGATCCGGCGTCGATGGCTATTGAGCGTCTTTCGTTGGCTATTGATGTTCCCCCGAATCGTTCGGTGGCTTCTGTGGCGCTTGCTGGTCAGCGTCCGGATGGGCGTTGGCATGTGGAGCTTGATGACAGCCGTAAGGGTGTTGACTGGGTTATTCCATGGGTGGTTTCGCGTGCGTCGAAGAACAGGTTGCATGCGGTGGTTGTTGATGAGATGTCTGGTCTGGTTGAGGAACGACGGGGCAGGCATTATCTGATCGGCACGGATGTTGTCGTGACCCTCGCGGCTGCTGAGGGCCGTCATATGGCTATTGCGTGCGCGAAGTTCTATGACGGCGTGATTGATGGCTCGGTGATGCATACGGATCAGCCGCAGGTGAACGTTGCGTTGTCTCTTGCTCGGAAGCGTCCTTTGGCTGGTGGTTGGGCGTGGAACCGGAAGGACGCGGCCTCGGATATCACGCCTGTTGTTGCTGAAACTCTCGCCCTGTGGGGCGCTCAAAACGAAAATGTGCATCGCCCGTCGAGGCGTGCGGGATCTAGGACGGCGGTGGTTCTGTGAGCTTCGAGAAGCTGTCTGTTCCTGGGCTTAGTGATGATGAACTGGCGGCACTGAACCTGTGCGCTGAGGAATTGGATAAGAAGTCGCGGCGCAACAGTTTGCGGTCTTCTTACTATGACGGGAAGCGGGCGGTCCTCCAGGTTGGGACTGTCATTCCGCCTCAGTATGCGTCGATTGGGTTGGCTCTTGGGTGGGCCGCTAAGGGCGTGGATGGGCTCGCTAGGCGTTGCAATCTTGAGAAGATGATTTGGCCTGACGGGGATCTTGATTCTCTTGGGATGAGCGAACTTGAGGAAAGCAATTTCCTGTTCTCGGAGATTTCGCAGGGGCGCACTGATTCGCTGATTCATGGCGTGTCTTATCTGATTACGACCAAGGGTGATACGGGCGCTGGTGAGCCGAAGTCTTTGGTTCACACCAAGGACGCGCTGAACGCTTATGGTGTGTGGAACCCGCGGCGGCGCTCCCTCGATAACTTGCTGTCTGTGACGGCCCGCAAGGACGGGAAGATAACTGGTTTTGTCCTGTACTTGGATGGGCTGACTATCAGCGCTGACAAGTCGGATGGGACATGGAGTGTGGACAGGTCGCCGCATAAGTGGGGCGTTCCTGCTGAGCCTTTGGTGTACCGCCCGCGGGGTTCCCGCCGCATGGGTAGGTCGAGGATTACCCGACCTGTGATGGGTCATCAGGATTCGGCGTTGCGTGCTCTGGTTCGGCTTGAGGCGCACATGGATATTTACACGATCCCGAAGCTGATCCTGCTGGGCGCTGATGAGTCGATCTTCAAGAACGCTGATGGCACGGTGAAGACTTCTTGGCAGGTTGCCTTGGGCCGTGCGTTTGGGATCCCTGATGACGATGATGCGGTGAACCCTCGTGCTGATGTGAAGCAGTTTGACGCTCAGTCCCCGGAGTCGCATTTGGCGCAGTTGAATGCTCTGGCGAAGTTGATGGCGCGTGAGACGGATCTTCCGGATTCGGATTTCGCGTTGACTGACATGGCGAACCCGACTAGCGCTGATTCTTATTCGGCTTCCCGTGAGAATCTGATCGCTGAGGCTGAGGGGGCGATGGATGACTGGTCTGTTCCGATCCGCCGCACCGTCAATAGGGCTTTGGCGATCCAGAACGGGCTGTCTGAAGTCCCTGAGTCGTGGGGGTCGATAGAAACTAAGTGGCGTTCCCCGATTTATCTTTCGCGGGCTGCTGCGGCTGATGCTGGGGCTAAGCAGATCGGCGCGGTTCCTTGGCTTGCTGAGACTGAGGTTGGTTTGGAGTTGCTTGGGTTGGATGAGCAGCAGATTCGGCGGGCGATGGCGGATAAGCGGCGTGCTGCTGGGCGTGCTGTTGTGGCGGCTTTGACGCCTCAGCCACAGGCTAATGCTGACGGCGGGTGAGTCTAAAGCGGCGCTGACGCTGGTTGTTGGTCAGGCCGTGACTGCCGCTATGACTCTGCTGGGTCGGGCTTCTGGTTCGCCTGAGCAGCAGCGGGCGTTGTTGCTGGAGGCTGCACCGGCTGTTGTTGCTCATTTTTCGTTGGGGTCTTCTGCTTTGGCGGCTGATTTCTACGACGATGAGCGGGAACGTGAGGCGGCCCCGAAGCTCTACATTGCTGAGCCGGTGATCGTTGATCGTACTGAGAA